TATTGTCGATCCCTAGGAGGGAAACGATCCCTCCCAAAGTTCCAAATAGGGATTTTATCCTAGGATATAACTTGAACATTTACTTGCCTGTTGCATAGCATAGAAACATTCTTTACTATGATCCTTGAATTGTTTGATCCATCCATTGATGTATGCTTGACTATTTTGATCCGAGTCTTTCGGATTAAGATCACATAGTCCAGTAAGATACATACTTGAGATCTCAGCTACCAATTCTTCTTGTGCATACTTATCTGATGCAAACACTATCTTGTCAGTAATACCTTTACGATTAAGTCTAGTCTCGTGTCCAGTTGAATGTGCTAATTCATGAAACAATGTCTTATAGTAAGAATCAGAGTCTACAAATGAATCTTCTTTAGGCATCACTACCATATCTTTACTTGGACTATAATACGCTCTGTTTGAACAATCACTAACATTTAATTTTAAAGGATTGGACCTTGATATATAATTGTCAATGATACTATCAACAAGGTCATTACTTGTAAAGGATGCATTGATTGAAGAATCAAATTCTAAAGGAGCAATTCCAGTTGTTTGGTCTAAGTTAAATACTTTGTAGTATCTAATAGTAAATGTTTGTCTATATCTTTTAAATGTCTTTCCATCTTCGGTAAAAGTCTCTTTGATACTAACATTTCTAATCTCTTTGTCAGTTAAGAATTTACCAGTTTTCATATCTTGTAATCCTCTTTTCCAAAAGTAGATATCAGTTGATCTTGATCCTTTTTTTACTTGTCCGTTTAACTCGGTTACTTGTTTGAATGTTAACCATTGATTGGATTTGTACCCGTTCATTATCATCTGATTGTTCAATAGAAATATATTAAATCCTGTATAATACTTTTTTGAAAGTCTGTTAAGAGGTTGATTTTCCTCTCCGGCTTTCCAAGGTCTAAACCATTTCAACCCTTGGTTTTGTAATCCCTCTATGACCTTGTCATTGATTGATTTGATAATTTGATCTTGTGTCATTTTTATTTTATTTATAATTAATATTTTGCTAATATAAGTATTTTATTTTTAAATTCTACATAAATTCTAAATTATTTTTTGTTTTGTCCTTATTGGAACGGCATCAAAGCTGACCATCTCAACAATTACAACACATTGAAAATTCAAGTTTACTATCTTTTCTTTTTGGTTTACAAGGGTAACGGGGATGGGGTTAACGGGACGCTCGCCTTTCCTTTAAACGTCAAACCGCAGGAAGGTTTGAACCTTGCAACCCGTATCGATTTGCCCGGCAGGACTACAGGCAGAACAAAAACGGCAAAAAATTACAACCGCGAAAACAAAACGAAACGAGCCGAAAAAAAAATTATCGTTTTGGAACACAGCCGGCTGCACGTGACACAGTATATAACCTCAACACTCCGCATATCTAAAAAAATTTTTGTATCTTAGTTTTGTAAATTTCATATTATGGCACACATGGACAAAGATTCTACGATAAGCAATTTTGTAGACGGTTTATATGTAAAAGACGGCAGGCTAATCAATGGACGTCCTAATGGGATGACAGGAATACAGCAAGCTGCTAACATGAAACGTATTATCGATGAGGATAGACAAATTAAGATGATCGCAGATGGGATTGAGAGATCTGAGATGCGAAAAAAATTGTTTGGATAACTTGATAAGTTATTGTGTTTTTTTCTTGAAAAGAGCTACTTAATTGTAGCTTTTTTTTTGAGCACTAATTGAGCACTAATTGAGCATTTATTTTAAAATTTAAAGCACAAAATATAATTTTAACATGTTAAGCACACAATTTCTTCTAGTAGGAGCTATCCTAATAATATATCTTTTAATCGAGCAAAGATAATTTATGCTAAACATTAAGCACAAACTGTGCTCTAATAATGCTCTAACTAAATTTATAACTGACTGATTATCAAGCACAATGCTCTAAGTGCTCGTTTTTATACCAAAATCGGCAGAGAAAAAAATTAATAAAAAATAGTAAATATATATAGCAGTTAGAAAAATTTTACGATATTTACAGCATTATAATCTAATTTAATTAAATCTTATCATGACACAACAAGGCGGATATTCACCCAAAGATTTACACTTTGGCAAGGAGGCTAGAGGTAAATTATTTTCAGGAATACAAAAATTATTTAAGGCAGTATCATCAACACTAGGTCCACTAGGAGAGACGGTGCTAATTGAATCGGCAGATCACACAAGAGGAATAACAGTTACCAAAGACGGAGTCACTGTTGCTAAAAGCATTTCGCTACTAGACCCCGTTGAGAACCTTGCGGTTCGGATGGTAAGGGAGGCAGCAGAGAAGACTGCAACCCGTGCCGGTGATGGGACCACCACTGCTATTGTTCTGGCAGATGCCATCATAAACAAAGCCCATGACTGCGGAATAGATAACCCAGAGAACAATAAGACCGAGATACTAAGAGAGTTAGATAGTGCTGCAGATTTTGTTATAAAAGAGTTGGAGAAAAAATCAGTAAAGCTAGACCAAAAAAAATTACTAGACGTAGCTACCATATCATGTAACAATGACCCCCAGATGGGAAAAATTATAGCCGACACCTATAAGGATGTAGGTAATGACGGGATAGTTACAATTGAAAAGAGTGATACCAGCTCTACCTATGCAGAGACTACAAACGGAATAAAAATAGACAGAGGCTACTCATCACACCTGTTTATAAACGACCATAAAAAGGACCAGTGTATATTAGATGATGTACACGTGCTAGTTTGTGATGCAGAGATTGGCAACATACTTAACATAGAGGCGATACTAAAACCAATCATACAGGAAAATAAAAAACTGTTAATAGTAGCACCCTGTTCTGTCAACGTCATCAATACAATGGGGGCGAATGTCATGAAGAACAACCTGAAGCTGTGCACCATTATTCCGCCTAATTTTGGGTACAAGCAACAGGAGCTGATGAGTGATATTGCTTTGTCAGTTGGTGCTACTTATTTTTCTGAAAGTACAGGTGATGACCTGAGCCTAATTAGTTTTTCTGATCTAGGGCATGCCAAAAAAGTTATTGTCTCCAAGTCAGAGACGATCATAATCAAAGATGATGCGATAGATAACAAAGACCAGATCAAAGAAAGGGTGGACCAATTGCGTGAGCAAGAGAAGATAACGCAGAAAAATGCGGACAAAAAATTTATACGACAACGTATCGCTACACTAACTGGCGCTATAGGCGTAATACATGTAGGGGGCACTACGGACCTAGAACAAAAGGAGCTGTATGATAGAGTTGATGATGCAGTGCATGCCGTCAAAGCAGCTCTTGATGAAGGCATACTTCCAGGAGGTGGAGTGGCTCTTGCTGACATATATGACAAACACTATACAGAGAAGACGCAGAAAAAAAATAATTCGAAAAGCATTGCCTTTGCAATACTTTTACGTGCCATAGACAGACCCTGCAAAATGATTATGAAAAATGCAGGACTAGAGTTTGATGTCTACCCAGATCACGGATGGGGCACAAATGTAAAGACAAAAGAAGATGGGGACATGATAGAGATGGGAGTTATTGATCCCTTAAAGGTAACTAAAGAGGCACTACTAAATGCAGTGGCTGTATCGAAATCAATTTTATCAACTAACGCTATAGTAACTATGGCAAGATCATACGAGACAAAATGAGAGCTATATTAATTTTATTTTTTGTAATCAACTTTCAGAAAGTAGATACAATAAAACCGGTAGAAGATTTTGACTTGGACATACAAACTGAGTTTTGCCAAGGCTGGGACATAGGCTACTGCGCAGGATGGAAATACGTCAAAGGAAGATATAGTCGGTGCCCTTGGATTCCAAGATGTCCTCGACCTAAAATATTTGAGACTGCATATGAAAATGGATATAACAGAGGATTTTCCAAAGGTAAGTACGATGCAATAGAGAGCCGATGAAACCAATAGGAAAAAATATAATTATAACCCCAGTAGAGGAAGAGATAAAAACAAACTCAGGGCTACTGCTTTCTGCCGAGGATATGAACCAGCTCAGATATAAAAAAGCTTTGGTGATAAAAGTTGGATCAGATGTACAGGTTATAAAAGACGGTCAGATGATAAATTACGACAAACGAGCAGGGCACACAATGTTAATACAAGACAAACCCTACACCATCATCCAAGAAAAGGATGTCGTTGTCGTTTTATAAAATTATTCATCTCCACTATCATATTTTTGTAGGCAGTATCTTTTGTAGATAAGTTACCCCTGAAAAGAGGGTTGCCTTTGTTTGATGTTGGCATTACCTCACCAGAAAGTTTAGCATATACTGATCGTATTACATTTATAGATTTGTATGACAATTGGTATAATGCTTTTCTTGTATTGTTATGGTTTCGAAACTTTACAATCCACCCCTCTTTTATTAATCTTTGAAATCTATTTTTATCCCAGGTCATAATGTCGTTATACTTTTTAAAAATGACTTTACTAAAATATTCCTCGTCATGTAAAAAGTACAGCATTTCTAGGTCCGCTTGAGTCAAGTTGTATTTTTTTTTGATAAAATAACGTATGACTCTATAGTATTTCATGTAGTTGTTTTTTGGTGGAGAAAGTGTTGACATAACAAATAAAATTTTTTATAACTTTGTATAAAGATATTTAAATTATGACGAATGATAAAAATAAAGATTTAAGGCACTATCTAGGAGCCTTGGGGATATTTCTTTTGATAATATGCCTACTACTATTTTTATCCTTTGTTGAAATACCTCCAGTAAATAAAGATTTATTTGTAGCTATAGTTGGTACCCTTGTATCATCTTTAGGTATGGTTGTGTATACTATTGTAGGACAACAGCCAGACGAGGTAAATAAATTACAAAAGAAAAACGAGTCGCTTTCCTCTATCAATGATCAGATGGAAACTAGAAATGATCAGCTTGAGCAAATGATAATCGAAATGCAAAAAGAAATGATAGATAAGCTAACAGAACTTAAATCAAATAAAAATTAATATTATGGCAAAAGCTAAAAAAACATCAAAAAAACCTGCTGAAAAAAAAGCAGCACCTGCACCAAAGTTTAGAAAAATTTGGACCGGTGAGAGATATGAACAAGTTGAAATTAAATAATTTATATTATGCCTACAGTTAAATCAAAAAACATGAAAAGAACTTTTCCATACAACGCTGTTGGAAAAGCGCAAGCAGACTCATTTGCAAAAATGATGAAAGGTAAAATATCCTACAATCCCGGATATGGTATGGAGAAAAAAACCAAGTCTGGATATTAATGGCGAAAGGAAGGACTAAGAAAAAAGGAAATAAAATTTGCCCAGCAGGTATAGCTTGGGCAAAACGCACCTTTGATACTTATCCGTCTGCCTATGCAAACATGGCAGCTAGTAAGTATTGCAAAGATCCTAACTACGCAAAAAAATCTAAAAGATAATGGACGGAAAAAAACTTAGAGAGATAGCCTCTCAACTTAGAAAAGCATCTGCCATGCACAAAGCTCAAGCAGGAAAAATAGATCGTATGATCAAAAGCATGGGTAAAGCTAATGGCAAGAAGAAGAAATAGAGACCCCAGAATAGGTACAGGTAAAAAACCCAGGGGCTCAGGAAGAAGGTTATATACGGATGAAAATCCAAAAGATACTGTTAGTATCAAGTTTGCAACTCCGGCTGACGCAAGAGCTACGGTTGCCAAAGTGAAAAAAATTAGAAAACCTTTTGCTCGTAAGATCCAAATCTTAACGGTGGGTGAACAAAGAGCTAAGGTTATGAAAAAATCAGTAGTAGTAGATATCTTCAGAAGAGGTAAGGAGGCTATAAGAAAATTAAATAAAAAGAAATGAGCAAGTTAAGTAAAAAACAAAGAAAAATAGCTAGAGCTGCAATGCCTTTTGATAAAATAACAGGTGAAGATTTTAAAGCTTTAAAACGAATGAAAAATAAAAATGGGGGAGCTAAAAAAATGGCGTGAACAAAAGTGGGTTCGTATTGGAACGGATGGGAAAATAAAAGGTCCGTGCGGTACAAGTAAAGATAAAAAGAATCCAGATCGTTGTTTACCTTTAGCTAAAGCTAGACGTTTGTCTAAACGTCAACTCGCAGCAACAGCTAGAAAGAAAAAAAGAGAAGGAGCAAGAGGTAAAACAGTTGTATCAAATACAAGAGCTGCAAAAGTAAGAAACGCATAATGGCTGATAAAAGTAAAATGAAATGTAATGTCGTTACTAAAAGCGACAGAGCCGGTAAAAAGAAAATGGTGAAGGCTTGTTCCGGTGGTAAAGAAAAATTAATACATTTCGGAGCTTCAGGTTATGGACATAATTATAGTAGTGCTGCAAGAAAATCTTTTCGTGCTAGACACAAATGCAGTTCTGCAAAAGATAAAATGTCTGCTCGCTACTGGGCATGTAAAACTTTGTGGTCCGGACCTGGTGGATCAACAAAAAGCAGCCCTAAAAATAGACAAGGAAAATATTAGTATATTTGTTTTATAAATTTAAAAATAATTATTATGCCTACAGTAAAATACAAACAAGGATATAACGACAGACTTGATGAGTCTCTCGGTATGAAACATGGAAAAAAATCTCAAAGCATGAAAGCTAGAAGAGATGAAAGCAAAGCTATGTCAAAAAAATTATATGGTCATTCTTATGGAGGAGATCACTCAATGACTTATGAGTCTCACGGAGAAAAGAGGAGTGTAAAAGATCATTTGGGTTCTTTAATAAGAAAGTAATGGCAATGAACGGCAGAACCAAGAAAGGAGGCTTTCCTATGATTGCTAAAAAAAATCAGGGAAAGTTTACTAATTGGGTAAAGAAAAATATGCCAGGCACATCAACGTGTAATGCTGCAGCAAAGGTTATGAAAAACAAAAATAAGTTTTCCAAACCTGTTGTGGCGATGGCAAATTATGCTAACAATTTTGGATGTAAAAAATAAATATGAAATCAAGAGGATTCGGAGACACGGTACATAAATTTACAACTGCCACTGGAATTAAAAGAGTAGTAGATACTGTTGCCAAGGCAACAAATACTGATTGCGGTTGTGATAGAAGACGTGATACATTAAATCGATTAATACCTTATAAATAAAATAATATGGCTTATCAAAGATTACAAGCTGGCAAAGCATGGCAAGTTTACAAAAGTGATAATACTGATATTCCAAACATTGGAGTTGGAGGTGCAACTGGCACTACTACATCAGGAAGCACCACACAACTTATAGATGCGAACAGAACAGGAGACGATCCTGATAATATGGTCACACTGAAATTTACTCTAGCCGGTATCAAGCCAGGGATGATAGCCGTTAATACAACCGATGGAAGTCAGACAACTATCAGTAAAGTAGTAAATGACACAACCTTGGCTGTAGATAATAATATATTTTCTTCTACTGCAAAAGCGTATGCTATTTACGGAGGAGATCAAGAAGGAGCTGTTCTTTATATTGGAGGGGCAGGCAACTTAAAAGTTACAACTGTGGCTGGTGATACAGTCACGTTCAATGCACTTAATGCTGGAACATTTTTTCCAGTACAAGTGAAAAAAGTTTTTGATACTGGTACTAGTGCTAGTAATATCGTAGCGCTATGGTAATAGGTGTAATTATAAATTTATAATATGCCAGGACAGATTGCCATAGGAATTTACATCGCTAACGATTTAATAGCACCGGGACAGATCAGCGGTTTAAATATAATAACAGAAGCGAGTGCCCAAATCGTAACTGAAGGGGGCAGTCCACAAGACATGGTAACAGAATAAAAATAAATTATGGCAGTAAAATTTTCAGAATTCACCCCAAAAAGCGATGCTACTTCTTCATCGGTAACAGAGATAGTAGGTTATTTAAGCTCCACACAACTAAACGTTAGGATACCTCCCTCTGCATTAGACACAACATACACGTTTGGAACAACCAACGGCAGCTCTCCTGTACTCACTTTAGCCGGAACAAAAACAGGAGAGACTATTGCCGACACGGTAGTAACTTTAACATCCACAGGAGGTACGACATTAACTGGTTCTAGTAGTAATGCAATAGCTATCGATAGTGTAACATATGCTTTAGAAGCTGGAGCTAAAGCAACGGGTAAAGTTCCTATAAATCTCAATGCTTCTGGATCTTTTACTGATTCTGTAGTAAACTTAAAAGAGGGATCAAATATAACTTTAACACAAAACTCTGCTACGGAGATTGAAATATCAGCTACCGGTGGTGGCGGCGGCGGTGGAGTTAGTTCAGTAGGACTAGACGTGTCAGCCTTCGCTGCGTTTTCAGTTACTGGATCACCTGTTACTTCTTCTGGTAATATTACCCTAGGAATAAGTGGTGGATCATCTGGTCAATATTTAGATTACCAAGGTAATTGGTCCACTCCAGCTGGAGGTGGAGGTGGAGGCGGTGTAACTAGCTTCACTAATTCAAATGGAACATTTATTTCTGCCGGCACAGTTAACTCTAGCGCAACTGGAGCTGTGACTATGGGAACTATTGATTTATCAGCAACCGGATCAGCAAGCGCCTCAACATTTTTAAGAGGTGATAATTCATGGGCAACCCCAACGGACACTAATACAACTTATACTTTAGATGTTCCTGCCGCAACAACAAACATAAACCTAGCCGGAAGTGATGCATCAAACGATGCAATTACCTTAACAGGAGGAACTGATATAGGTATTACAAGAACTTCAGATAGTGAATTAACAATTGATTATACTGGATCAGCTGCTGGCACTACAAAATTAGTGGTTACTAAAACTGGAAACAATTCAGATACTGTTTTCACAGATATAACCACAGGTTTGACTTTACCCGTTTCTAATTCAAACTATTATGTAGATGTTTACATTTCAGGGGTTTATCAAGCAAAATCAACATATGCATATACCACTGCTAATAATGGAACGATAACTTTTGATTCTGGATCCGTGCCACCTGTAACCGCAACTAATGGTATAGAATTTGTAACAACAGTCTAATTTAATTTAAATGTCAACAAACAAAGTAACTACAAATGTGATTGACATGAGCGGTAACACCGGAGGACTAATCTGGGTAAAAGGCACAACTGCGCAACGAACTACCTCTACTCTTGGCGATCTTCGTGCAAACACAGACACTAATAAGGTTGAAATATATACTGACCAAACAGGCACATCTGAATGGAGAAGCCTCAAAGAAACAACTACTACCACAGATATTGATTATTTAATAGTAGCTGGAGGCGGTGGAGCCAGTGTTAATCGTGGTACAGGAGGTGGAGGAGCAGGCGGTCTGCGCACTTCTTTCTCTTCACCATCTGGAGGAGGAGCTAGCGCTGAAAATAAATTTAGTGTAACACTAGACACTAATTATACCGTAACTGTAGGAGTTAGCGGGTCAAACGCTTCATCATCCTCAGCAGACGGTGGTGATGGTGGAGATAGTAAGTTTGGTGTAGTAGGAGCAGAAATTACCTCTAAAGGAGGAGGCGGAGGAGTTAAAGGAGTTTCCCCTCCATCAACAGGAAATGATGGTGGATCTGGTAGTGGAGGTGGGTCAGCATCTACAGCAAAAGTTGCACCAGGAGATGGAGAAACAGATCAAGGATTTGCGGGAGGTGTTTATCAGGAGTTAAGAAGTAATATAGAAAGCGGCGGCGGCGGTGGTGGCGCAGGAGCAGTAGGTAGTTCAGGCACTACTTATGATTCTGGAGTTGATGCTACGAGCTATGCCACAGGTGGAAATGGTGGCACAGGTGTGGCAGTAAATATATTACCGTACACAGAAGCAGCATCAACTGATGCTGACGTAGGAGAAATTTCAGGAACTGATGTTTATTATGCAGGCGGCGGCGGCGGAGGATTTTTTAATTATCATGCCCCTAGTAGCGTATCAAACTACAGCGGCACTGGAGGCTTAGGTGGCGGCGGAAATGGTGGAGGCGGGAACGCAAATCAACTTTATTCACCAGAAAACGGACAAGATAACACAGGAGGCGGAGCTGGAGGCGGAGGTGCTAATCAAAGCTCTAGCGCTTATACTAGAGCAGGTGGCTCTGGGGTAGTTATATTAAGATATCCTAGCACCCTTACATTGAGTGTAGTTTCTGGCACTCTAAGTCAACCAACAAACTCACCATATACTATTGGAAGCGAAAGGGTATCAGTTTTTAAATCTGGGGATGGAGTAATTAAATTCACATAATATGGCACACTACGCAAAAATATCAAATGAGGAGTTCACGGTAAGTGAAAGAGCTAGACTGCAAGAGGCGCAAAGTGAAAAGTCTGCCATAATAGCCAGCAACATGGCAACAGATGAGTATGCTGCATTACAAGAAGTATACAGAAAATCTTTTACTTCAGAGACATTACAAACCTTAGAAAGTGAAATGGAAGTTTTAAATTCTGAAGATACTTTAGCTATGACGGACGAGGAAAAATCAGCGCATGAAACAGCAGTAGATAATAAACAATCTGAAATAAATGCGGAAAAAGCAGCCCTTGTTCCAGGACAAGAAACAGCACTTGCTAACCTCACAGCAAAAGAACAAGAGGGAACTGAAGCGTTAACTGCAGAGATTGAAACTTTAAATACAACCATATCAAATTCTTTAGCAAGAGTTACCGAAGTTTATACTGCTGTGGATGAAATAGAAATGGTTAGCGGCGACTCCTCAGCTTTACAAGCTGAAATAGAAGCTTTAGAAGAGAGTAAAAAAGATTATATCTACAATCCAGCGACCGAGGATCCTCCAGAAGAAGTAATTGAGATAAATTCTCAAATACAAGAAAAACTTAAACAAATAGAAGATATTCCTCAAGTAGAAAAAGATAATACAGTTTATTGGGAAGGATATATAGGAAGTGCGAAAAGAACTTCATATAATACAAGGGCAGGCGTTCATCTGTTGGGTGGCACTCCTTTTAGAAAAAATTATGCAGGAAGAGGCATGATATACGATCCTGTTAGAGATGCATTTTATGGTGAACAACCTTATGCTAGTTGGATATTAAACGAAGACACATGCGAGTGGGAAGCTCCTACACCAAAGCCAGATGGGATATGGTATTGGAAAGAGGATACAACGGAGTGGGTGGATTATGAATATTTTAATGAACCTAAAGAAAAACCTTATGACAGTTGGACTTGGAACACATCCACAGGTAAATTTGATCCACCAATAGAAATGCCTGATGATGATTGGAACTATTATTGGGACGAGAGTAAGCAAGAATGGATAAAATTAAATCCTAAATAAAATGGCAACGACAAAAATTATACCTAACGTACTTGAGCTTAATCCTGGAGATCCAGAAAATGTTTTAAAAGCAACTAATGCTGTTACTGTTTCAAACGCATCAGGATCAAACAAGTATTACTTTGACGGAGTATATCAAGGTAAGTTTGGTCTTAGAATTGGCACAACCGTTTTAACAGGCGTGCCTAGCGCTCACCCTATTGCTATTTTAAATGACGGACTTACAGGTATTACATACACAGGAACTGTTAATGAAGGAACTGCAAACGTTCCGGATCCAGGTGGACCTTTATATACTTTTTACTCAGGAGATGTAACTATAACAGTGACTGCTGATTTTGGTGTAGCTAGTTATTATTGTAAAATTCACGGCTACATGGGAGGGCTAGATAATTTAGTTTCTGTGTATTCAGATGCAGGTCTTAAAATGCCTAAAGGCACAGCTTTTCCGGGCGGAGAAACGGCATTTGAGGGAATGATGCGAAATGATACTTCTCAAAGTTCAGACGGTTCTGCATCTACTATGCAACATTATAATGGAACCAATTGGAAAAACTTTGTAAACAAAGAAATAATAACCCCCGTGACCGACTCAATATTTTATCATTTATCAATGGTTGACTCGGCATCAAGAACAAACATATCAGATGGTTCAAACTCTGGTGGACAAACATGGGTAGACATAAGTGGTAATGGTTATGACTGGACTATTGCTTCTTCATTTAGTGCAAGTCTTTCAGACAATTACATGACACTTGCGTCAACTAATGAAGTCAAGTCTAGTTCTTCATCGCTAAATCCAGGCTCAGATATTAGCCTTGAGATTTGGTATTGGATGGATTCAAGTAGACAAAATCAATATGTTCAAGGGGTTGCAAATACAGGCTCACTAGGCAGCAGTGGATTTATTAGCTATTTAAACACCTATCCCACAGAATATCAAAATTTATCTGTTTATAATTCAGGCTCAACTAGTTTAAGTATTCTTTATGATATGCCGGACAGCACTTGGCAACAACACATGGTTACCTATGACAACTCTACTGGTAATGCAAAGTTTTATATAAACGGTAGCACGATAGGAAATACAGGCAGCACAGCTAGCAAGTTAGCTGCTTCAGCCGGCACACACTCTATTGGTTATCTTGCACAATACGGCTTTAGTAGTAGTAATTTTGTTGGTAGGTTAGGCATAATAAGAGTTTACTCAAAAAAGTTATCAGACGCTGAAGTATTACAAAATTATAATGCAAACAAAGCAGATTATGGATTAAGTTAAAATTATGGCAACAACTAAAATTACAACACCGAAATTATTTGACTTTAGCTCTTTAAATACGGCACTACAGTTGCCTACAGGGGATACAGCATCAAGACCTTCATCTCCTTCAACAGGTGAGTGGAGATATAATAATGAAACAAAGTATGTAGAGTATTGGGATAGTACAGAGTGGAGAGAAATAGATACTGAGTCTCTTCCTATTGCAGATGATTTTCCACAACAAAACTTTAATGTAAGCACATATGCAGGATCAGGTGCTGCTCAAACAATAAATGCCAAATTTGATCAAGCTGCAAATCTTAATGGTTCAAACTCATCTATAGACTTTACTCCTAATAATCCTGTAATATTTCCTAATACAACAGGAGGCACGCTATCATTTTGGATTAGACCTAATTCAGTTAGCACAAATCAAGATATATTTGCTACCTCTCCAAATGGAGGGTGGAGCTCCCCTTACGGACAACTTATAAGATTGGCTAATAACGGGAAAATGCAATTATATCAATATAGTACAACCGGTGGTAATGCTTTAAGTAGCCCTTTAGAAACAAGCACACTAAGTGTTAATGTTTGGACACATGTGGCGCTTAGTTATGAGGGCAACTCCATTGGTGATGCTATACAGTTTTATATTAACGGCTCTCCTGATGGAAACACGACATTGTCAGCTGATTCTCCCTTGGGAAATAGCTCAAATAATTTACAGGTTCGAATAGGTTATAGAAATGATTCAGGTATACAAAATCCTTATGATGGGGCAATCGACCAGGTTAGAATATATCATTCTAAATTAAGCGATGCAGATGTTTTAAATTTGTATAACAATGAGACAGCAACCACTGCATCCTCACTAAACTTTCCATCAGGCAAAACTGCAATAGCTACTTATCAGTTTAACGGTAACGCCGCAGATGTAAGCGGCACATACGGAGGAACTACAACAAATATTGGATATACAGGATTGTTATTTCAACCTGATTTTGTTTGGGTAAAAAGAAGCAGCTCATCAGAAGACAATGTTCTTTTCGACTCAGTGCGTGGTGTTCAAGAACAAATAAGAAGTAATTCATCAGGACAACAAAGCACAAAAACAAATGCATTAAGTTCTTTTGATTCTGATGGGTTTACGACAGGCGATAATAATGCGCTTAATACAAACAATCAAACTTATGTAGCTTGGTGTTGGAAGGCTGGAGGAGCACCCACGACAGACAACGTGGCTGGAGTTGGAAATGTACCAACTTCTGGAAGCGTGAAGGTAGACTCCGCTGATTCAACGGCTGCATTAACAGGAACAATAGCCGCTAAAAAAATATCCGCTAATACAAAAGCGGGCTTTAGTATCGTTCGATATGATGGAACAGGTACGGCTGGGACTATAGACCATTTATTAGGATATGTGCCAAATTTAATACTTGTGAAAAGAACAGACAGCTCGGGCAACTGGATAGTGGGTTCGACAGAAATAGATTCAAACTCATGGGGAAAAATACTACAACTTGATTTGACGGACGCTGAACAAACTTATGATGGATTCAACAATACTCCACCAACAACTTCAGTGTTTAGTCTTGGGACTAAACCTCCTGTTAATAATGGCAGTGGCGAATATATAGCTTATTGCTTTGCAAACATAAACAGTTATCAAAAAATAGGTAGTTACACAGGTAATGGTTCTGCTAATGGACCTATTATTAACACGGGATTTGAGCCAGCTTTTGTATTAGTTAAAAATGTAGATGACAATGGTTCAAACTGGATTATAGTCGACAACAAAAGGAATACAGCTAACCCAAGAAATTTAGGGCTTTTCCCACAGGGTGATTTTCCCGAAAGTAGTTTCACAAACGGAATAAATTTTTTTACAAATGGTTTTCAGGTTGTTGATACTGATAACGATTTTAATGGAAACGGAGATACATTGCTTTATTGGGCTATTGCTGCAAATGTTGAATCAGCGCCTACATTAGCTAATAGTTTTTCAACGGATGAATGGACGGGAACTTCAGCAATTCAAAATGTTTATTCTTCTATTGCTCCAAACTTTAGTTGGACAAAAAACAAAGGCTCTAACACCGCTTATTATCTTTTTGATAGTGTTAGAACCTCAGGTTACGAAATTTATTCTAATTTAACTAACAGTCAATATTACGATCCAAACACATTAACTTCATTTAACCCTAATGGGTTTAGCTTAGGAACAGGCACAGGAGTTAATAATAGTGGTCAAAATTATATTGCTTGGAACTGGAAAGCAACAGAGCTGCCCGCTATAAACACTGATGGAACCATAACAAGCCAAGTTAGTGCTAATCAAGCGGCTGGGTTTAGTATTTTAAAATATACAGGAGATGGTTCTACTTCTAAAACTGTGGGACACGGACTTTCTTCTGCTCCTGAATTTGTAATAGTAAAAAGGATTGATTCATCTGCTGATTGGTATGTTTGGATTACAGCAGTAATGAGTATCACAGGAAGTACATCTGATTATATTGTATTAAATAGTGATGCTCAAAAAGTTACTGCAGCAAGTGTTACAAATATATGGGGTGGAAATGTACCATCTGCAACAACAATAGGAGTAGGTGATAGTGGTGGTTCTAATGCAAACGGGGGCGAATATATATCGTATTGTTGGCATTCTGTAGCTGGATATAGTAAAATTGGCTCGTATTCTGGGTCAGGAGTCTCTGGCAAAGAAGTTACTTTAGATTTTAGCCCAAGTTTTGTTTTAATAAAAAGAACTAACGCATCTGCAGGTTGGGTAATTGTTGATGACAAAAGGGGTACAGCTGAATTATATCCTAACCTTCCTAACCAAGAGGACACTACTGCCACTAACATTGTGTTAGGAACAAATAAATTTACTTTAAACACTACCGGTTCTTGGTATAATGCTTCAGGCGGTACTTATTTTTATATGGCAATTAAAATTAATTAAACTATGAATACAACTATATTAATATTAATAGGGTTAGTAGTTTTACTAATCATAATAAACATAGCCGCAATATGGCTTACAAAAAAAGGTCTTACTAAAGACGAAAACAATAATATGATTCCTGATATACTTGAAGAAAAGTTTGCTGTTTTAAAAATGGACGTATCTAAAAGAGTAGATCGTGTAGGTCAAGAACTTAAAGACGTTACCAAAGCTATAAAAGAAGTTGGCAACCAAATAGGAGATGTGCCAAGTGCTTTCAAAGGCAAAAGCAGGTCAGGAAAAAAACCGAAGAAAAAATGAATTATTACACTACAACGACTGCAGGAAATATTAAATTTAAATATGTGATTATAAATGATAAATGTAAATGATTTAAAAATATATAGCATTAACTTTCTTGCACTTATGACATCTTTAACAGATTTAGATGTCATCTTAAAGATTATATTATCACTTGTAGCTATAGGCTACACTATACATAAATGGTATATTATGCATGGAAAAAATAAGTGATCATGTTTCTTATAAAGAAGCGACTAAATCCAACACTGCTTCTAGATTAGGTATAGACAATACACCTAACTCTTATCATTTATCTAATATGGGAATCCTTGCTGATGAACTCTTTGAACCACTCAGAAAATGGGTTGGCGGTCCGATAAAGATAAATTCATTTTATAGATCACCTGATTTGAATCAAGCAATAGGTGGTAGTTCCAGTTCTCAACATTGTCAAGGAAGAGCTGTTGATATTGATGATACTTTTGGACATAAAACAAACGCAGAGATGTTTGATTACATAAAGAACAATTTAGATTTTGATCAAATTATATGGGAGTTTGGTGATGATAATAATCCCGACTGGGTACATATGAGCTATGTCTCTGAAAATGAAAACAGATCACGTGCATTGAGAGCAAGTAGAGAAAATGGAAAAACTAAATATACCGTAATATGAGTAAACCTAAAAAAAAGTTTGGACAAACAACAGTTGGTAGGTTATTAAAAGCCTCTGTTGGTCTTATAAATCCTACGCTTGGTAGATTGATTCAAGGCGACATGTCGGTAGAACAAGTGGTGTCATCTATAAAAAATTCTGACGCACCTGCTGAGGATAAAATTAGAGCACAAGAGATGGTATTGGAAGCATATGAGGCAGAGGTAGCAGATAGAGCAAGTGCGAGACAAAGAGAGATGGCAGCTTTAGCGGCAGGCTCTAATGATATATTATTTAAAACTGTAGGCTGGGGGATAACACTATGTTTTATAGGTGTAGTCGCTGGAGCAATAGGGCTGTGGGAAATACCTAAAGAATCTCAAAGGCTTTTTGATATGGGATTCGGGGCAGTTGTGGCTGCTTTTACACAAGTCATTGGATATTATTTTGGATCTTCAGCCGGTAGTAAACAAAAAACTAATTTAATAAATAAAAATGGCGAGGGGACTGAATTATAGCACTTCTATAAAAAAAACAAAAGTTAAGCGTCCAGGTGTACATGCCAAAACTAAAACTTCATCTTTAAAATCTTCTAAAAACTACCAGAAGCTTTACAGGGGGCAAGGGCGTTAAATAATTTGTATCTTTATATAAATTTAATTTAATCAAATGGATATTAGAAAAATATCTGTAGGATCTGATTATAAATCAGGTGCTATGCATTATATAGTGGGACAATCTATATTAAATGGCGACTACAAAATACATCTCATACAATTTGATAATTATGCAAACTCTATAAAAATATGGATACAAAAAGGTGATGAGGTGGTTTTATGGAAAGAGTTTAATGCCAACATGCCTTTTTCTTTAGAATATAACATTAATTTTTGATGAGATCGCCATATAATTTTATAGTTAAACCTCTTAATAATAAAAGATATAATAACACAAAAAAAATAGGTGGCATAGATTTTGTTACTAGCACAAGCCAAGAAAATCATATAGCCTCAAATCGAGAGGCTATAGTTATAAGTTTGCCAATAATATACAATGGTCCAATAGAAATTGGAGATACTCTTTTGGTTCATCATAATGTTTTTAAATTTTATTATGATATGAAGGGTCGGCAAAAAAGTTGTAAAAGTTTTTTTAGAGACAATTTATTTTTTGTAGATAGCGAACAGTTTTATATGTATAAACATAACAATAAATGGTATAGCCATGATCGTTATTGCTTTGTAAAACCGGTAAAAACAAAAAAATCTATTATATACAAAAACACTTCTGAAGAACCTTTAGTGGCAGAGATGATATATCCAAATACTTATTTAAAAAAACAAGGCATAAGAAAACATACTTTAGTTAGTTTTAAACCTGACACAGAGTATCCCTTTATGGTAGACGGAGAAAAGCTTTATAGAATGTATGACCATCAAATTACTATGGCGATATGACAAATATTATTATAAATAATATAATAGATGATCCTGATCAATATGTAAACAATATACTTGAGGGAGAGTTTATAGATGTTCAGGACGGCGATAATGTTTTTAAAGGAATTCAAGTTCGATCTAATGACGAGCTACAACAAAAGGTGGAAAAAGCTTTTCCTCAATATTTTGTCACTTACAATTTTGTGAGACAGTCTCCAGTTAATCAAAAGGAACCAAATTTTATACATACGGATGAAATGATGGGGGACATGACAATACTTTTATATTTAAATAAAAAATATCCAAAACAAGCTGGAACCACACTTTATCAAGATGACAAACCTATGTGTGTTTTCCATGCTGCGTATAATAGAATGGTAATATTCGATTCTAAAATCCCACACTCTAGAAACTTATATAAAAATTTTGGTACCAAAAAAGATTCACGTCTAGTTCAAGTAATGTTTATAAAATTAAAATAATGAAATCTGAAATATTAAAACTTAAAATTGTGGAAGCCGGCAGAAAAGCTGTTGAGCAATTAATTAAAGTTGCCAAAGAAGATATTATAAAACCAGATCCAGAAGATGAACTTGCAGCTGATAGATTAAAAAATGCTGCAGCCACCAAAAAACTAGCTATATTTGATGCATTTGATATATTAAATAAGATTGATCAAGAAGAACAAGAGCTAAAAGAAGAAGATAAAAATATTAATATAAATACAAAACAAGGCTTTGCAGAAAGAAGATCAAAATAGTTTATATCAAGTTTTAAGTAATTACATACCAAAAGGCGTAATAACTACCAAAAATTCTGGACGGACATGGGTATATGGATATAATAAAAAATATGATGTAGTTATTATTTCAAAAGACGGAACGCTAGGCGAAATAATAAATATAAATGGTCTAGTTATAGGTTTACCCAAACAACCAGACAAAATATACAGTAGATCCAAAACAAAATCGCAGCAATATTGGGAACGAGCTCCTCTACATAAAAGTTTGTCTAAAATTCAATCTATATTTCAATGGAACGAAATGAACTCAGTGTTTAAAAACAAATGGATTGACTACATAGAAAAAGAGTTTGATAGAAGAGAAGAAGGGTATTGGTTTAATAATAACGGTATACCTACATACATTACAGGATCTCACTATATGTATTTACAATGGACAAGTATTGATGTAGGCTATCCAGACTTTAGAGAAGCTAACCGTATATTTTTTATGTTTTGGGAAGCATGCAAAGCCGATAATAGATGCTTTGGGTTGGATTATTTAAAGATAAGACGATCAGGGTTTTCTTATATGGGCTCCTCTGAGTGCATCAACACTGGAACATTAGCCAAGGACTCTAGAGTTGGTATACTATCTAAAACCGGAGCTGATGCAAAAAAGATGTTTACTGATAAAGTAGTACCTATATCTAGTAGGCTTCCGTTTTTTTTCAAGCCGATACAGGATGGTATGGACAAACCTAAAACAGAGCTAGCATTTCGTATACCGGCAAGTAAAATAACCAAAAAAAATATGTACGACATTGTAGATGAAGAGTTGTATGGATTAGACACAACAATAGATTGGAAGAATACTGATGAAAACTCTTACGATGGTGAAAAGCTATTACTTCTAGTACATGATGAAAGTGGTAAATGGATTAAACCAAATAACATATTAAACAATTGGCGTGTAACTAAAACTTGTTTGAGGCTTGGAAGCAAGATAATTGGAAAATGTATGATGGGATCTACATCAAATGCTTTGAGTAAGGGGGGAGAAAACTTCAAGAAACTATACGAAGATTCTAACTTATCTACAAGAAATGCAAACGGTCAGACAAAAAGCGGAATGTATAGTCTATTTATTCCTATGGAATGGAATATGGAAGGATTTATAGATCGTTACGGGATGCCTGTTTTATATACACCAATAGAACCAGTTCTGGGTGTGGATAATGAATATATATACAATGGAGCTATAGACTATTGGGAGGCTGAGGTGGATTCGTTAAAAAAAGATCCAGATGCTTTAAATGAGTTTTATAGACAGTTTCCTCGAACTGAAAGCCATGCGTTTAGAGATGAAAGCAAGGGTAGTCTATTTAACTTGACAAAGATATATCAACAAATAGATTATAATGATTCGTTAATAATGAACCAGCACGTAACAACAGGTAAGTTTTATTGGAAGGATGGTGTAAAAGATACCGAGGTTATATGGACACCAGACCCACAGGGAAGATTTAGGGTATCATGGACTCCAAACAAACAGTTAGCTAATAAAACACAAAATAGAAACGGTGTATATTATCCTGTTAATGAGCACATTGGAGCTTTTGGTTGTGATAGTTACGATATATCTGGAACAGTAGGCGGAAGAGGATCAAACGGGGCATTACATGGTTTAACAAAATACAATATGGATCACGCTCCAAGCAATGAATTTTTTTTAGAATACGTAGCTCGCCCACAAACAGCGGAGATATTTTTTGAGGAGGTGTTAATGGCATGTGTGTTTTATAGTATGCCTATTTTAATAGAGAATAATAAACCACGTTTACTGTATCATTTTAAAAATAGAGGTTATAGAGGATTCTGTATGAATAGACCTGATAGGCATTATAATAAATTATCTAAGACTGAAAAAGAAATAGGCGGTATACCTAATACTTCAGAAGATGTCAAGCAGTCTCATGCATCTGCGATAGAGTCATATATAGAAAAATATATAGGAGTAGATTTAGAAGGTACATATAGAGAACAAACATCGATGGGATCTATGTTATTTACTAGAACTCTGGAGGAATGGGCAAGGTTTGATATAAGTAACCGTACTCAATTTGACGCCACCATCAGCTCAGGGCTAGCAATTATGGCAAATCAAAAATCACTATATTTACCTATTCAAAAACAATCAAAAATAAGTCTTAACTTTGCAAGATATAGTAACACAGGAAATTTCAGTGAATTAGTTAAATGAGAGAAGTTAGTATAAATATTGCATCTGTTGGATTTCCTAATCAATATGCATCAGATGCTGAAAAAGAAACAGAAGAATACGGACTTCAAATAGGACAAGCTATTCAATATGAATGGTTTCGAAAAGATTCAAATGGTTGCCGTTACTATACACAGTGGAGAGATTTTAATCGACTACGCTTATATGCAAGAGGAGAACAGTCAATTGCTAAATATAAAAACGAATTAGCTGTTGATGGCGATCTTTCGTATTTAAACCTAGATTGGACTCCAGTTCCAATCTTGCCTAAATTTGTTGATATTGTGGTTAATGGGCTTTCTGAGCGTATATTCAAAGTAAAAGCATACGCTCAGGATGCTTTATCTCAAGCCAAAAGAAGCAAGTATCAAGATATGGTCGAGGGACAAATGGCGGCAAAACAGATACTGACTACTGTTAAAGAAAAAACTGGATATGATCCTTTTATAGTTGATCCGGATGAACTTCCGGCAACAGATGAGGAGCTTTCATTATACATGAATCTTAATTACAAGCCAGCGATAGAGATAGCTGAAGAAGAAGCTATTGACACTATGTTTGCTGAAAATCATTATGAAGATATAAGAAAACGTATTGACTATGATCAGATGGTTGTAGGTGTAGGTATGGCTAAACATGAGTTTCTTCCTGGCTCAGGGGTAAAATTATCTTACGTAGACCCTGCAAATGTTGTTTATAGTTACACTGAAGATCCTTTTTTCAAGGATTGTTTTTATTGGGGTGAAATTAAAACTGTAGGTATCACGGAGCTTATGAAAATAGATCCTACTTTAACTAACGATGATTTAGAAAAAATAGCTCAGTACAGTCAAAGTTGGTATGATTATTTTAATACAGCCCAATACTATGAAAACGATATTTTTTACAGAGATACTTGTACTTTGTTATACTTTAACTATAAGACAACTAAAAAAATAGTTTACAAAAAAAAGAAACTTGAAGGCGGTGGAAGCAGAATGATTGAAAAGGACGATAGTTTTAATCCGCCTGATGAAATGGTCGAGGAAGGCAATTTCGAAAAAATAGAAAAAACTATTGATGTTTGGTATGATGGTATTATGGTTATGGGTACAAACATTATACTCAAGTGGGAACTAGCTAAAAATATGGTCCGTCCCAAGTCCGCTACACAGCACGCTTTACCTAATTACGTGGCGGTAGCACCTAGAATGTACAAAGGAAATATTGAATCCCTGGTAAGACGAATGATACCTTTTGCTGATTTAATTCAGATAACACATTTAAAGTTACAACAAGTTATTGCTAGAACAGTTCCTGACGGTGTATATATTGACGCAGATGGTTTAAATGAAGTAGACTTAGGCACAGGAGCAGCGTATAATCCAGAAGATGCACTTCGTTTATATTTTCAAACTGGTAGTGTGGTAGGTAGAAGCTATACTCAAGAAGGTGATTTTAATCAAGCTAGAACACCAATACAACAATTAACATCTAATTCAGGTGCATCTAAAACACAAATGCTGATAGCTAATTACAATCATTATTTAGATATGATAAGAGCTGTAACTGGTTTAAATGAAGCTCGAGATGGTTCAACACCAAACCCTGAAGCTTTAGTTGGAGTACAGAAACTAGCTGCGCTTAATTCTAACACAGCAACTCGTCATATATTAGATGGTGGATTATACATTTACAGGTCTCTAGCTGAAGCTCTAACTTATCGTATTGCAGATATATTAGAATATTCAGACTTCAAAGATGATTTTATAAACAAAATAGGGAAGTATAATGTTAGTATACTACAAGAAATATCAGAGTTATATATATATGACTTTGGTGTATTTATTGAGCTTTCCCCGGACGAAGAGCAAAAAGCTATGCTAGAGCAAAACATTCAAATGGCTTTATCAAAACAAGATATTAATTTAGAGGATGCTATAGATATAAGGGAAATCAAAAATTTAAAATTAGCCAATCAGTTATTAAAAGTAAAAAGAAAAGCGAAGCAAGAGCAAGATCAGCAAAATGAAATGCAAAAGCAAGCTATGACTGCTCAGCAACAGCTTAAGTCTCAAGAGATGGCTGCTCAATTGGCTATTCAAAAAATCAATATGGAAGCTGAAAGTAAGATGAAAGTCAAGCAAGCTGAAATAGCTTTTGAAATAGAAAAACAAAAAAGTGAAGCTCAACTTAAATCACAGCTTATGCGTCAAGAGTTCGCTTACAATCAACAACTGAGAAATGTTTCTGAAAATGCATTAGCTTTTAGAGAAGGAGCACGTGAAGAGGCTAAAAGTAAAAGAATAAGTCAGCAAAATTCTCAACAGTCACAGCTTATTAACCAAAGAAAAAACAATCTACCTCCAAAAAACTTTGAATCTAATGAAGATTCACTAGATGGTTTTGATCTCGCTGAGTTTGAACCACGCTAAAAACGTATATTTTTTTTATTTAACTTTGTATAAATTTAATCTAATCAAATGGAAATTAAAGTAAGAGAGCTCACAGAGGTCAAAGAAAAGTCGAAACAAGAAGTTGAACAAGAACTTTTAGACAAACATGAGCAACAACATAAGAACGAAAACCTTGATAATAAGCCAGAAGTATCTGGTAAACAAGAGGAAATAAAGTTTGAAGAAAATAATGTAGCTGAAGCTACAGAAGAAAAAAATACGGTTGAAGAGAATGCACCTGTAGACAATAAAATAGAGGAGCAAACAACCGAAGAAGTACAAAGCTCTTCTGAAATATCAGAAGAAGATGTTCTTTCATATATTGGAAATAGATGGGGACAAGAGGTTAACTCTTTGGAGGAGCTCAAAGCTAAACGTGAAGAGCAAGAGCCTTTAGCCGAGGATGTAGCAGCTTACCTCAAATATAAAAAAGAAACAGGGCGCTCTATGAGTGATTATCTTAAATTACAAAAGGATTATTCTGATGTGAGCCCTGACAATTTGCTTAGAGAATATCTAACAATAACTGAAGAGGGTTTAGATCCCGAAGACATAAGCGACCTGATGGAAGAGTATGTATATGACGAAGATTCTGACGAACCTGCAGTTATTAAAAAGATTAAACTAGCAAAGAAAAAAATGGTTGCTAAAGCCAAAAAGTTTTTCTATCAAGAGCAACAAAAATACAAACTACCTCTTGAGTCAAGGGAAAGTTCAGGCGCAAATGATAAAGACTATCAAGCTTATAAGCAATACATTAATGAGGCTAAATCTAGAGAAGAAGAAAATTCTAGAAAGTCGGAGTGGTTTAGATCACAAAGCGACAAACTATTTTCTCCTGAGTTTAAAGGTTTTAAATTCACCATAGGCGAAAATAATTTTACTTATTCTCCAGGTACGGCAGCAGAACTAAGAAAATCTCAAGAGACTCCAATTAATTTTATTAGTAAATATTTGGATGAAAGAGGAATGCTTAAAGATGCTGAGGGGTATCACAGATCTCTAGCCATAGCCATGAATCCTGAAAAATTTGCTACGTTCTTTTATGAGCAAGGCAAATCTTTTGCGACAGAGGATGTAATGCGTAAAACAAAAAATGTCGAAATGACTGAACGTAGTGCACCCGAAGTATCAACAAAAGGAGGGCTTCAGGTTAAATCAGTATCACAGCCTTCAAGCCGTGGTCTGAGAATTAAGAGTATTAAAAAAATGTAAAATTTAAAAATTAAAAATTATGCCTGGACAAGTAAAAACGATTCCAACATTTGCGTTGACACCGAGTTCTGAGAGAACTCCGACAACGGAAAACTACATAACTAATTTTGACTTTTTGAATCAGTATCTACCTGATACTTATGAAAAAGAGTTTGAGCGTTATGGTAATAGAACAATTTCTTCCTTCCTACGTATGGTAGGAGCGGAAATGCCAACCAATTCTGACCTTATCAAATGGGCAGAGCAAGGTAGGTTACATACTAAATACACACAAGTAGGTTCAACAGGATCTGCAACAGATGATCAAGTACAATTTCAAGTCAATGATACGCTTGACCCCACATCTGCAGAACAAGTTATCAGAGTAGGACAAACAGTAATGATTGTTCAAAATGACGGATCTGGTTCTAACAAAGCAGTTGTAAGTGCTGTTGACAATTCTACAGCACCTGGTAAATTCACAGCTGATTTTTATGAGGCTGGTGGATTAGTAACTGCAGGAACTGGAGCTGGTAACGCTGATGTTACTGTATTTATTTACGGATCAGAATTTAGAAAAGGAACAGCTGGAATGGTTGGTTCTCTTGAAGCTAATGACTTTATTTTTGAAAACAAGCCTATTATCATCAAAGATACGTACAATGTATCTGGATCAGATATGGCTCAAATCGGATGGGTAGAAATTACTACTGAAGATGGAGCAACAGGGTACCTATGGTATCTAAAATCTGAGCATGAAACAAGACTTAGATTCGATGACTATTTAGAAACAGCAAT